GGTGGGGTACCCCCCTGAGGGGCCACCGGACCTCGCGCCTGCGCGAGGTGTCCCTCATGCCACAAAATCTCAGGTACTATAACTGGTACCAGTCTCCTTGGTGCGGCCGCAGAAGATCGCTTGACACGCGAGGCGGAAAGGGGTATGATCGCGGGCAGGAGGCTCAGAACTTGGAGGATGGAATGTCGGCCCAAAGCACCGGACAGGTTATTGAGAAAGTGAGCTACACGCATGAGAAACTACTCGACATGCTTGTCGCGAATCCTAGAATCACGCAGAGACAACTGGCGGCACATTTCGGGTACACGGAGGGGTGGCTCAGCCAGGTCATGCGGTCGGACGCCTTTAGGGAGATGTATGAGGCGCGGAGGAAGGAGCTGGTTGACCCGACGATCATGCTTTCGCTCGAGCAAAGGTTCAGCGCCGCGACTCACCGGGCACTCGACATCTTACTGGAGGATCTCGACACCCGGCGTTCCGCGGACGTAGCGCTCAAGGTGCTCTCGGAGGGCAGGCAGGCCCTGGGCATGGGAGCGCAGAGAAACGGGCCGGGGGCCGTCCAGGTGAACTTCGTAGTGGCGATGCCCGAGAAGGCGGAGAACGCGGAGACCTGGCTCGAGCAGCACAAGCCCGCGAGCCGCACGGCGGAGATTATTGACCTTCCCCCGACTGAGCCGGCTGAGTGAAGGTCATCTGGACGCCCCAGGAGGGGCCTCAGAAGGCGCTGATTGCATGCCCAGTCTTCGAGATATTCTACGGGGGTGCCCGCGGAGGTGGGAAGACCGAAGGATCGGTCGGGGATTGGCTGGAGCACAGCGGGACCTATGGAGAGCAGGCCGTAGGCGTCTTTTTCAGACGGAAATTCAAGCAACTCGAGGAGGTCGTAGCGCGGACGAAACAACTGTATCCACAGATCGGCGCGAAGTATAACGAGCAAAAGGCTGAATGGGCCATGCCAGGCGGGGGCCGGCTGAAATTTCGTTATATTGAGAGGGATTCCGATGCCCAGGAGTATCAAGGCCACAGCTACACCCGAGTCTACGTCGAGGAACTCACCAACTTTCCTACTTCCGCGCCAGTTGACCTATTACGAGGCACTCTTAGGTCGGCTACGGGGGTTCCGGTGGGAATGCGCTGCACGGGGAACCCTGGTGGCCCCGGTCACCATTGGGTCAAGGCCCGTTATATTACCCCTGATCCGCGCGGATGGCGAATCCTTAAGGATACTTTTGCAGGACTCAACGGAGAGCAACTAGAGCTGGAGAGGGTGTTCATACCGTCAAAGATATCGGATAATGCCCTACTCTACAAAAATGACCCCTTTTATGTTGCTCGCCTGCGTCAGGCGGGTTCGGAAGCCCTCGTTCGGGCGTGGCTGGAGGGTAACTGGGACCTGGTGGATGGTGCCTTCTTCGACTGTTGGGACCCCGCAAAGCATGTTCTATCCGCCAGAGACTGGCTTCTACGAATCCCCGAGTACTCGTATAAGGTTCGTGCTTTTGACTGGGGATTTGGCAGGCCGTTTTCCGTTGGCTGGTACGCAGTGAGTGACGGAACATGGGGACTGCCAAAAGAAGCGCTTGTGAAGTACAGAGAGTGGTACGGGACGACTGGGAAGGCGAACGAGGGGTTACGAATGACTGCCGACATGGTCGCCAAAGGGATCCGGAGCCGGGAAGTGAGTCCCGATGGTCGGCGGGTGGAGGTGATCCAAAGCTCCGTTGCCGACCCTTCCATTTTCGTCAGAGACGGTGGGCCGTCGATTGGCGAGACGATGATGATGAACGGCACTACGTGGAGGCGCGCAGATAACTCGCGGATCGCGGGGTGGGAGGAGATGAGGCGGCGGCTGAAGGGCACGAATGAGAGGCCGCTGTTGTACTTCTTGGACAGCTGCGATGACAGCATCAGGACTATCCCCACACTCCAGATTGACCAGACTGATCCTGAGGATCTGGATACGGAGAGCGAGGACCACGCGGCAGATGAGTGTCGCTATGCCTGTATGGCCCGCCCGCTTGTGGCCTATGCTCCGGAGAACGAGAATACTCTGGTCTTCCCGAAATTGCCGAGCGAGTATACGATTGACGAGCTGATTGATAGACAACGCCAGCGCCGGTTGGCGCTAGAGGAGGACGCATGAGCATCCCGGTTACGACTTTTGGAGCGAGCTTCACGATTTCGAAGAGCGACACGGCGGATCAGCAGTTCAAAGCGCTCTACGTCGGCGGGGCAGGGGATGTCGTGGTCGTGAACTTCGACGGATCGACAGTGACATTCAAGGCCGTACCTGTGGGGACGATACTGCCGGTGGCAGGCAGGCGGGTGAATAGCACGAACACGACCGCGACGCTGATGCTTGGGCTGCAATGAGCGATCCCTTCCGCGATGTCGAAGAGAGCGCGGCGGTAGAGCTCTCGGAAGAGGCCAAGTACTGGGCCAAGGAGATCGACCTTGCGCGGAAGAGGCAGCAGAAGTACCGAAAGGAGGCTGAGGAGGTCGTAAGGATCTACGAGGCGGAGACGACTGGGGAGAATACCTTCAATATTCTCTACAGCAACACGGAGACCCTTCTCCCCGCGATCTACAATCAGCTTCCGCGGCCTGACGTGGACAGAATGTTCCACGATAAGGACCCTCTTGCAAAGGCGGGGGCCGAAACGCTCGAGAGGATGATAAAGCAAGTCACGAACACGCAGAACGCCGACTACGATCAGGCGCACAGGTTGTTCCAACAGGCGGTTCTGGGTGCTCTGGTCCCCGGGCAGGGAGTGACTCGGTGGTTCTATGACGCAGAAATCCAGACTTCGACGATTTCCGTGGCTGACGATGAAAGGGAAGAGTCAGAAGGAGTCGACCAGGCCAGCCAAGACCCCAAAACACAGCCCTTCATCCCAGAACAGACCAGGAGCAAAGTCGCCTACGAGTCAATCTGCGGAAAAGACCTTGATTACGACCAAGTGCTCTACGGATACGCCCGACGGTGGATAGACGTGCCGTGGCTGGGGTTTGAGCACTTCATGCACGCGGATGATTTGAAGGCGAATTTCCCAGACGAGTATGAGGATATCCCGCTCGGACCGTATACGAAGCAGAACTCGGGCGACTGGAAGGATAAGGACGAGGGAGAGGACTCAGGGAAGAACCACGGGAGCCAGCCAGGGGCCTATGTTATTGAGATTTGGAACAAGGCCAGGCGGGAGATTGTGTTCTTCTGCGATCAGTACAAGACAAAGGTCATAGGGAAGCCACGGGAGGACCCGTATGAGCTGAGCGGGTTCTATCCGATCGTGGAGCCACTCAAGCTCCAGATGAAGACTTCAGGAATCATCCCGAAGCCGCTGTACAAACTGTATGAGCAACAGGCGAAGGAACTAAATCGCATCAGCATGAGGATTAACAAGGTGCTGAATGCGCTGAAGGTCCGCGGGTTCTATGATGGCTCGCTCGGCGATCTGAAGTCCCTGCTCGAGAAGGCAGATAACACCCTGATTCCGGCCCAGAACGCCTCTGCGTTCTACGAGGGCAAGACGCTGGACAACGCGATCTGGCTGATGCCACTGGACAAGCTGATCACGGTGCTCCAGCAGCTGATGATCGGGCGGAATGAGTGTAAGAATACGATCTACGAGATCACAGGGATCTCCGACATTATGCGCGGGGATACACAGGCGAGTGAGACCTTCGGCGCGCAGAATCTGAAGAGTAAGTGGGGGACGCAACGGCTGCAGAAATTCCAAGGAGAGGTCCAGCGCTACACGAGAGATTGCTTCCGGGTCATCGCCGAGTTGGCGGCGAAGAACTTCGGGGACAAGACGATCCAGGCGATGGCCAATCTGGACTATGCGACCGATGAGGAGGTGCAACAGGCGCAGCAGGTCATGCAGATGGCCCAGATGGTCCAGCTGCGGATGCAACAGCAGGCCGCGATGCAGCCTCCGCCGCAGCAAGATGGCCAAGCTCCTCCGCCGCCTGGGGCACCGCCGAACCCGGATGCGCAGCAGCAGGGCCCGCCTCCCATTCCGCCCGAGCTGCAACAGCAGGTCGAGCAGGCCCAAGAGGTCCTCGGGAAGCTGAAGTGGAGTGACGTGATCCAGATGCTGCAGAACGACACTGCGCGTCAATACAGGATCGACATTGAGACAAACTCGACGATCGACCCGACTAGGCAGGAGGATAAGCAGGACATTATTGATGTGATGAACGCGCTGGCGAACACGGCGGAGTCGTTCGGGCCCTTTGTCGAGCAGGGCGTGTTCCCCATGCCCGCCTTCAAGTCGATGCTCTTGGCAATCTGCAGGAGGTTCACCTTTGGTCGCGAGGTCGAAGACGAGATTGAGGCAATTCCTGATCAGGTGCCACAGACTCCAAACAATACTCCGCCTGAAAAAGGCGGAGGCGCATCGAAGGCTCCGCCGAGCCCTGAAGAACTTCAGGCGAAACAGCTCGATGGGCAGAATGCCCTTGCGAAGGCACAGGCCGAGCAGCAACTTATCGGAGTGCGGAGCCAAGCGGAGCAGGAATCTCTCAAGCGGGATATGGCCAAGCAGCAGCGAGAGGAAGAACGGGCGGTGCTGGAACATCAGCTTGAGATGGAGGGCCTGCGCGCGAAGATACACGCGAGCCAGGTGATGAGCCAGCAGAAGGAGCAAGATGCGCAGAATAGCACGATGGCTAAGCTGCGCGACGGGCTGGTGGATTCGCACCTGCAGCAGCAACGGGGCGCTATGGAGAATCAGCAAGCGGCTGAGGCGGGCATGATTGCGAACAGGCAGGCGGCGGAGGCTGGGAGCATCAGGAACGAGGCGGCGAGGAGCGCGGGGCAGATTGCGAACGATCGGGCTGCGCAAGGCGCGAAGATTGCGATCAACAGAGAGAAGGCCCGCCCGAAGCCAGGTAATGGGGCGAAACGCTGAGGGGTTGCGCTTAGCGCAGAGGGGTGGAATAATGCCATTGTACGAGTACAAGTGTGGGGCTGGCCATGTTACGACGGCTTATCGAATGGTGGAAGCGCGTCATGACCCGCTGGCGTGTCATTGCGGACAGGCCGCCAGAAAAGTCATCCTCACTGCCCCCAGAGTCTTCGGAGATTTTGAAGGATATGAATCTCCCGCATCCGGACGCTGGATCGAAGGCCGCAGGGCAAGGCTTGAGGACTTCGCGCGCACTGGAACGCGGCCTTACGAGCTTGGAGAACGCCAGGAGATGGAGAAACGCCAAGCTGACAACGACAGGCGGATGGATCAAGCGGTCGACGAAGCGGTTGAGAGAACGCTTAACGAAATGACACTATAAAAGGACTGACATGGCCGAGCCACAAGACGTAGCTGCGCCGGAAACACCAGAGGAAACGCCGATAGTGGCGGATATGGACGCTGCGGTAGAGGATATTGCGGAATCGCTGGGGCTCGCCGAGGCGAAGGAAGAGAAAGAGGAAGCCCAGCCTGCCCAAGGGGCAGGGGAAAAGCCCGAACAAGCGCCACCCGAGGGCCAGACCTCTGGGCCGGGGGAGACCCCTCCTCCTGCCGCTGCTCCGGAGTGGCAACCCTCGACGTGGCGCAAAGAGGCGTCCGCGGCGTGGGCAGCACTCCCGCCCGCCGTGAAGGCCGAGGTCCAGAAGCGGGAGGACGACATTGCCCGCTACGTGTCGGACACGAATGTCAGTGTGAAGGTCGCGAAGGGGATCGAGAAGATCATCGAGCCCTATGCACAGCTGTACCAGCAGTACAATGTGAATCCCTGGGATCACATGCGGGACCTGCTCGGGGCGCACTATACGTTGCTCTTCGGCAGCCCGGAGCAAAAGACCCAGATGTTCAACCAGCTGGCGAAGAACTCTGGGATCGACCTGCATAAGCTGGCGGAGGGCCAGCCCGCGGTCTCGGGAGACTCGAGCCAGTATCTCGACCATGTGCGAGCGCTCCAGCAGCGGATTGCACAGCTCGAGCATGGAGTGGGGACCGTCACATCGACGGTGCAAGAGGCGCGACTGAATGAGCTGACGGAGAGTGTGCTCCAGTTCGCGCAGGACCCCAAGCATCCTTTCTTCGATGAGGTCGCCGGAGATATCAAGGCCCTCATCGACGCAGGAGCGGTCAGAACCCTCACCGAGGCGTATGAGACCGCTGTAGCACGCAACCCCGCGGTGCGAGCCAAACTTGTCGACTCAGAGATCTCGGCACGGAGAGCGGCTGAAGACAAGAAGGACACTGCGCACGTTGCCCGGGCCTCTAAGGCCATGGCCGGAATGCCGAAAAGCTCAGGGAAGGGTCGAGCTACCTCGCCGCCCGAGACGTTGGATGAAACGCTGCAAAAGGCTTACAGACAGATTCAGGCGCGCGAAAATCCTTAAGGAGACGACATGGCTTCCCCGAATGCAACATTCACGGAATTGGTCAGTACGACATTCCGGAAGCACGGGCGGACCTTCATCGACAACGTGTCGAAGAACAACGCTCTGCTGCGGTACGTTATGGCAAAGGGTCAGGTGGATAAGGTCGACGGCGGGCTGTCGCTGGTCGAGCCGCTGGACTACAGCTCGAACGTGACGTATCAGCGGTACAGCGGGTTCGACGTGCTCAATGTCAGCCAGAGCGACGTGCTGACGAGCGCAGAGTACCAGTGGCGGCAGATCGCGGTCAACGTGGTCGCGAGCGGGCTGGAGATGAGGATCAACAAGGGCGAGAGCAGGATCATCGCCCTGGTCAAGGCCCGGATCAAGAACGCCGTTCGCACCTTCAAGAACAACTTCTCGGTCGATCTGTACTCCGACGGCACCGCGTCGAACCAGATCAACGGGCTGCAGGCGCTCGTCGCGGATGCCGGGACTGGGACGGTCGGCGGGATCGACTCCTCGAACTTCCCATTCTGGCAGAACCAGGTGCAATCCGCCGCGGCTCCGATCCAGGGCGGTGGCGCGATCACGCCAAGCTCGACCACAATCGAGTCGCTGATGCTCCCGCTGTACCTCGCGCAGACCCGCGGGGACGATCAGCCCGACCTCATCGTCTGCTCGAACGACTATTACACGTTCTTCGAGGCGAGCCAAACGTCGATCAAGCGGTACTCGAGCGATACTGGCCCGACGAGCGGGACGGCGGGGTTCGTCAGCCTGAAGTACAAGAAGGCCGACGTGATCTTCGACGGCGGCTCGGGCATCCCGACTGCCCACATGTACTTCCTCAACACGGACTATGTGCATCTGAAGGTTCACGAAGATGCCAACATGACCGTGCTGGACGAAGTGAAGCCCTACAACCAGGACGCAGCGGTCATCCCGGTGCTCTGGATGGGCAACCTGACGCTCGGCAACAGGTATCTGCAGGGCGTGCTGAAGGCGTAATTGGTACGAGTTACAATCCCGTAACCCGTACCACAAACCCAACTCCCTCCGTCACACGGCACTACGCCGCGAGTGAACGGAGGGAATAGGAGACTCAAATGCCTGGATATGTGCCAGTCCACCCAGTAGCAGGGGTGGTGCCGTTCAACACGCTCTACATTCCCGACACCACGCAAAGGTGGCCGACAGGGATGGTCATGGACGCTGTGGACCCGTACTTCGGGTTCGGCAGGTTCATGGACGCCCAAGCCGTCGCCGCGCAGACGCCGGGGACCCTCACCACGCTGAGCTCCTGGGCCAACACCCCGGTGATGACAGCGGCCGCGAGCACCGCGAACCTGGGCATCCCAGTCTACGTGGCGGCCCAGAATTTCCCGCTCAACGGCTGGGGATGGTACCAGTTCGAGGGCGTATGCCCGATCCAGCAATCCGCCACGACTACGGCGGGCGCAGCTGTCGGTCTCGGCACGGCGGGGAAGATTACGGGTACGCTCGTCGCGGGAAAGCAGGTCCTTGGGATCAACGTCCAGCAGATCGCGACATTCACGCTGACCAAGGCCAATTGCAACACGCTGAACGGGTCGAAGGTCATCAGCGTGCCGAACGTCGATGGGCTGTTCGTTGGGCTCACCCTCTCGGGGACGGGCGTCGGCGCAGGCACGATTGCGTCGATTGACCCCTCGGGGCGGTTCATTACCTCGACCGCGAACTCGACGGCGACAGGGACTGCGACTGTCACAGGGACGTATACGGGCTACTGCCTCGCGTCGATCCATAACCCGTTCACCCAAGGCGCGATCACCTAGCGGTTTCCTCCGCTTGCGGGGGGTCGTCCGGGCTCCCCGCTCTTTTTCGAAAGGAGCCGTTATGGCGATTGCAGCAAGAATGGGTGCAGCGGGACTCCCCGCGGCCGCCGCTCTGGCGCTCAACGGGGATGTGATGCAGGGGATTGTGGCGACGGGGCGGACGCAGGCACAGGCGTTGCAGATTCCCGCAGCGATCTGTGTACTGGCAGAGGCGCCGGCCGGGACGGGGGTGATCCTACCCTCGAACGGGACGCCTGGAGATTCCTATACGATCTACAACAGTGGGACTCAGGCGATCAACGTCTACCCGCCGCTGGGTGGTATCATCAACAATCTCGCAGCAAACCTGCCGGCGGTGCTGGCCTCCACGAAGGGGGGCGTATATTTCTGCATTGAGCCTTTGAAGTGGGTAGCGGTGCCAGGGGCGTGACGAAGAGGGCCGCCTATCTGGGGCCCTCCCTCTTATAAAAGGAGATGCTATGTACTCAGTAGGACCCTCCATTGCCATTATGGAAGCCCGGCCGCCGTACATTCGCTTCCAGATTAGGCCAGTGGAAAAGCGCAAGCCCGCAACGGAAGGTGGTGATGTGTTCTACGTGGACGAAATCTTCGCTCTCGTGACCCCTCACGGGTCGAAAGATACGATTGAGAAGCTCGTCCGCGAGTGGTTCCCGCATCTGAAGGAGGAAGTCCGCCAGGGTCGGTTCGATCCTCGGTGGCTGGAGGCGTACGAATACGCCTTCAAGGCCTTCAAGGAGGGGCAGGAGCCGCCGCTCAATGGGTATTCGATCAAGAACTGGCCCGCGGCCTCTCCTGCGGAGATCAAAATGCTCCTGAATCTCGGAGTGAGGGCCGTTGAGGACCTCGCGGCGGCCAATGAGGAGCTTGCGCAGCGGATCGGAATGGGTGCTCGGAGCCTGATCCAAAGGGCGAAGGACTTTTTGGCCGCTTCCAAGGAGCCGACGCAACTCGCGAGGCAGCTAGACGCCCTCCGGGCCGAAATCCTTGGAATGAAGGTGCAGATCGACAGCCTGGCGACCCGGAACAAGGGGTTGGAGGCCGAAAATCACGTCCTGAAGAACCAAATGGGCGCGGCAGTGAGCGCAGGAGTGCCTCCGAACCTTCCCGACCTCGAAACTCGGCTCGAGCAGGCCCGCTCGATGGTCAATACGGGGCCTTCAGAGGACGACTTGATCCAGAGTGCCATCACGGAGTAAAGAATGGGACAAAAGACCCTCTTGGGGACGTGCCAGGAGTTCTGCCGGCGGCTGGGATTGCCATCGCCGTCGACAGTGACCGGCGCCACGGATACACAGGTCCTTCAGATGTGGGGCCTGCTCAATGAGGGTCAGCAGGACCTTGGTAACAGGGCGAACACCCAAATGACGGTGCAGCCCAGCCGCATCGCTGGTACTGACTCGGCATCTTTGGCGCCGACTTTCCCGCACGCAGGGTATGGGTATAATCAGCTGATCGCCGCGGCTCTCTCGGAGAATAACACACGGACAGGTGGGGGCATCAGCGCCCTGAGTATTTCTTGCCCGATGCCTGGGTTCAAGGAACTAGTCAAGGACACGCTGTGGGAGACCACGAGCAGGATTCCGGTGTATGGGCCGCTGACGGAGCACGAGTGGGTCTACGTGACGACTATGAGCGTCCAGCCCACGAGGTACGCCTTCAAGCTGGATTCGAACTTCCTCTACATCTACCCGTATAGTGCGACGGCGCTGTTCACCTGCATGTATATCACTAGGTTCTCTGTCGTCACAGGGAACACGACGAATCCAGACGGTCTGGTGGTCTACTTCCCAAACGCCCCGCAGTTCAATACGGACTACGACTTCTCGATCCTGCCCGACGCGCTGGTGCTGGCGGACCTGAAATGGCGATGGCGGCAGATGAAGGGGCTACCATACGCCGAGGATCAGCGAGCGTGCGAGCAGATGCTGGCGAACATGCTGAGCAACCAGCCCTCCCCGACGGTCTCGATGGATGGGCTGAATGAGGCCGGCTACGTGGTTGGTCCTGGGCTATACGTTGTGGCGGGCAGCACGATCCCGCCATGAGACAACCCCTGCTTGACTCTCTCGGGCGGGACAGGGGCGGAACGGGCCGCCCTTCCTTCATCGCCGCGCCGGTTAAAGGCTGGAATACCCGCGATGCGCTGGCGTCCATGGACCCCCTTTACGCCCCGATTCTGGACAACTGGTTCCCGCGGCAGGGGCAGATGGAACTTCGGGGAGGGCACAGTGTATGGGCCACCGGAGTGACAAGCGGGGTGAAGACCCTGATTCAGTACGCCCCGACCGGAGGTACAAACAAGCTCTTCGCGTGCTCAGACAGTGGGATCTTCGACGCGACGAGTGGAGGCGCCGTAGGAGCCGCAGTCGTAGCGTGCACAAACGGGTACTGGAATTCCGTCGTCATCACGAACAGCGCTGGAACTTCCTACTTGTGGCTCGCCAATGGAGTGGACGCGGTGAAAACCTGGGATGGCTCGGTATGGGCCAATCCGACCCTGACGGGGGTAACGGCGTCGACAGTTAACTGGCCGATATTGTTCAAGCATCGGATCTTTTTCCTCGTCAACCATTCGATGCTGCTGTACTTTCTGGATCTGGACTCGATCCAGGGGACGCCACAGTCCCTGCCTCTGGGGAATATCTTTCGGAAGGGCGGCTATCTCGTATCCGGCACGACCTGGACCCTAGACAGTGGCGACGGCCCGGATGACCTGCTCGTGCTCATTTCGAGCGAGGGGCAAGTTGCGGTGTTCCAAGGTCTGAGCCCCACCAGTGCGTCGTCGTGGCAACTTGTCGGCGTGTGGGATGTGGGAAAGCCGCTCTCCCAGAGGTGCTTCTTCAAGCTTGGAGGGGACGTATGCATCATGATCGACACAGGCATCTATCCGCTCTCACGGTTGCTCCAGAGCGGTATGGTGAACTACAAAACCGCGCTGACAAATCCCATCCAGCCGACCGTCACGGAGACGATGCAGACCATCGCTCCGACGACGCAGGGGTGGAAAGGCGTGGTGTATCCGCTTTTCGATGCCATGATCGTGAACATCCCTACCCAGTCCAAGCAGTGGGTGATGAATACGGTGACTGGGGCTTTGTGCTCGTTCAGCGGATGGAACGCCACGGACTTACTCGTCTACAACAGCATCCTGTACTATGGCGACACTGCAGGGAATGTCCACAAGGCCTGGGATGGTTCGCTCGTCAGCGACAATGGATCAGATATTACTACAATCGCGCACTGCGCCTATCTCGACTTCGGCCAGCCCACGAGCCTGAAGAGGGCTGAGCTGTTCCGCCCGCAGCTGTCGTATGATGGGCCGGTGCAGCTGCAGTACGGGATGAGCGTGGACTTCGTGGATGCACTGCTGTCAAACACGATCCTGCGATCAGGGTCGAACCCGGGGACGCCTTGGGACACGAGTTCGTGGGATACCGCCTCCTGGTCCCCGAACATCACGAGGCAGAATTCGTGGCGGTCAGTAGATCACTTTCCGGGGTATTCGCTCGCTCTATGGTTGCAAACGGCGTCGAATGCGGGTAAGCTGTACTGGTCTGGGACGAACTACATCCTGTCGTCAGGGAACATGATGTGATAGTAGTACCATCAAATGCGGAGCAAGTGGAGTGGTGCAAGGCCTACATGGGGAAGGCGGGGGTATACCCCTCGGAATGGGCGCAGTTTCTCGTGTGGGAGAAGGAGGGAATCCCGCGGTGGATGGTCTGCTTCGACGATTGGATAGGGACGACGTGCCAGCTGCACATGGCCTCGGAAACCTCGTGGCACTGCCCGACGAAGCTCATTCAGGCGGTGTTCAGGCACGCTTTTGGGCCACTGAAGCGGAGCCATGTTTTCGGCTTGGTGAACTCGAACAACGAGAGGGCCATGAGGTTTGACCTGTGGCTTGGGTTTAAGGAGGTTCTCCGCGTCCCTGGGTGCCATACAGAGGGCGGAGACCTCGTGGTTCTGATGATGACACCAGCGGATTGCCGCTGGCTCGAGGAGGCCCATAATGGGCAAGCACGCACCAGCAACGCCTGATTACAGTCAGGTCGCAAAAGATCAGGGCGCGGCGAACCTCGAGGCCGCGAAGCAGCAATCCCTGATGAACAATCCCAATATGTACACTCCCTACGGGAACCAAGTGTACACAATGGGACCTGATGGGCGGCCAACACTCACGCAGACGCTCTCGCCAGCGGAGCAGCAGAAGCTCGACGCCAAGAATCAGGCGGAAATGGGGGCTCTAGGGCTGCTGAACAAGGATATGCCGAACATTGAAGAGGCCCTAATGGGCAAGTTCGGCCTCTCCGGATCGGTTTTGCAGGGCGGATATGCACCTGGGACGCATGTAGGGAATATTCAAGAGAATCTGGACTTCTCGGGGGCTCCCGCCATGCCTGTGGCGGACGAGGCGGCCAGGAAGGCGGCCGTAGATGCGTCGATGCGGGAGGCTTCACGGTTTCTGGACCCGCAGTTCGCTCAACGGCAGTCCGATTTGGATGCAATGCTGGCGAATCAGGGCATTGTGAGGAATCCTGGAGAGCCTGGCAGCGCATGGGGGAAGGAACAGGCGAATCTCGGGCGAGAGAGGCTGCAGGCGTACAGCCAGGCCGAGGATCAGGCGGTGAGCCAAGGGCAACAGGCCCTCAAGGATATGTTCGGCATGGGGATGCAGGCCCGCCAGCAGGGGGTGGAGGAGATACTGAACAAGGGTCAGTTCCATAACGCCGCGGTGACGACGGAGAATCAGATCGCCCAAGCGCTGGCCCAGCTCATGGGGAATCAAAGGGCGCAAGCGTACAGCGAGTACGCGAGCAATCGCACGATGCCGCTGAATATGCTCAACGCTTTGCTCTCGAGCAGCCAGATCAACAACCCGACCTTCCAGGCGACAGCCCCGACACAGATCACGCCAGCTCCGCTACTCCAGGGCGCCCAGATGGCAGGGCAGCAAGCCGCGGCGAACGCCTCTGCGCAGAATGCCCTCTGGGGGAGTGCCCTCGGGGCGCTGGGTTCGGCGTTCGGCGGGGGAAGTCTGGGATCAATCTTCAGCATGTTTGGGAAGAAGGGGTGATAAATGGCCGACGCTATCAGCCCGATCAAGATGGTAGGTGCGCCAGGGACGCTCCCTCCAGAGCTGCAGGCCCGAGCTGCCCAGGTGGCGATGCAGCAACAGATCGCCCAGGCAATGTTGGCGCAGAGTATGGGGATGGAAGCTCCGGTCATTCAGGGACCGGCAGGGAACCCCTTCGCCCGGAGCGTCGTCAATCTGGCGCCGCTAGGGAAGATGGCGCAGTCCGTCATGGGCTACAACAAGGAGGCTCAGGCAGCGGACGATCAGGCCATGATCGCTGCGATGGGGGAGCAGATTCGGCACGCAGATCAGGCCTCAGCGTTCGCCCCGACACAAGTTTCTGCCCCGATGGGGCCGCCGACTCCGGATACGGGGGAGATGCAGCCGGGGCTGTACCAGCCGAAGAGTGGCATGCAGATCGCGCAGGCCCTATTGAACAGCTCGCACCCAGCGAATCAGCAGTTGGGGCAGGAGTTCCTGGCCAACCAGTTCGGGATTTCGAAGGCTATGCTGGCGACGCCAGAGGTGATGGCTTCGCTGATCGGGCGGGGGAATATCAGGCCCGAGAGCATTCCGGGAGCGTTGACGACGGATCCGCTGTCGGGCGGGCAGGTCGTGGGGAAGCCGGAGAACCTGCGGGTTATGCCCTCTCCGGAGAAGAAGGGCCCGACGGAACAGACCTATACGTTCAACAAGCAGACCAACCAATTCGAAGCGACAGGAGGCGGGGGAGGGGCGCCAGAGGTCCGGACGCCAGAAGAGATGAAAGGGAAGGAAGCTCTCACGTCTTACTTCGTCGATCCGGAGAAGGGCGTCTTGCCGCAGGGATATGAGGCTGTGAGGGACTTCCAGAAGCTCGCTCCGACGATTGGGACGATGCTGAAGCTCACAGAGACCGCTGGAATGGGGTACAAAGCGGACTGGATCACTGAGGCCAGGCAGCTAGCGAAGCGACTTGGCATCTCCGACGACAACGTGGGGCAGATTAGGGACCTACAGACACTGATTAAGTACGCTATCGTGCCCGCGACCGAGGGGGCAAAGGGACTCACCTCGAGACCGAGCCAGTTTGAGTTCATCCAGTTCCTCAAAGCGGCTGCGGCGGACCCGAATGTCGATCCAGCGACCGCGAGGAATGTGTTCAGAAGCTTCCTCGTGAATGGCCTGAACGAAGCGAATACGCACGAGCAGAACCTCGCGCGGGCAGGAGGAGTCAAGTCCGTCTCGGATCAGGTCCCGACGTACTCGATCAAGGGCCTGGACAAGCTCTACGAGGACGTGTCGGAGGAAGTGCAGCGCTCGACAGGGCGACCCTTGAATTTCAGGCGGAACAATGCAGGTGTGTACCACGACGAGGATGTGTTGAGGCCGGATACCATTGGGGCTCCGCCGAAGGTAAACCCGGTTGTGCCGCCGAAGGCTGCTCCAAAGACGGAGCCTCTGCCGAAGGGGGCGGTTAAGGGTACGATCAAGCAGGGCGGTGGTGTTATCGACTTCAAAGATATGTTGGGGCAGTGATGGACGTCCGGATGCCTGATGGAGTGGTGATCCAGAACGTGCCGGAAGGTACGTCGAAGGCGGAACTCGGCGACCGCTACCGCCAGCACGTCCTCAATACGCAACTGCGGGACGAGTCGAGTCTGCTTCAGAACGCGACGGACCCCGACCTGCAGCGGCAGAAGCAATTCAACATCGACGAGATTAAGAACCGGATGCAGGCCTACGGGTACAAGGTGCCCGACCTCTCCGCGCCGACGGCCCCTACGCAGGCGGGCATGGAAGCAGGTCCGCCTGAGCCAGAGCCACCACCTGAGCCAGCGTTCGGGAGCACGGTTAAGGGCTTGGTAAGGGCGGGCCTTAAGGGGGCTGACCAAGGACTCTTTTCTACCCTAGGGATGCCCGGGGATCTGGTCAATGCAGTCACCCGCCGGAACAAGATGGGGATACCATTCCCAGGCTCCGAAGACGTAACGAATCTGTTCAAGCAATTCGGGTGGAAGGACTATGACCCTCAGACAGTGCCTGAGGCCTTCACCAAGGCAGGCGCTAAGGGAGCGGTGAGCGTCCTCACGCCTGGGCTCCCAGGGAAGGCGGCGCAGCTCGCGGCGGGGACCCTTTCAGGCGTGGGTGAGGAGGCCGTCAAGCGGGCGATGGGGGACCAATCGCAGGGAGATCAGGCGGGTGCTGCAATCGGTTCGGCAGTGCCGCTGATCGCGTTGAGCCTCTTGAAGAGCGCGCCGCACCTGCTTCCTGAGCTCCTTTCGAAGGCGGTGCCAGGGATTTTGAACGATTTGGCGAAGAAAGTTCCGTACCTCGGCATAGCGAAAGGGCTCTTGACCCAGAACGCCGCTCGCCCCCCGATCCAGCCGTTGCATCCGGAGGAGCTGGCGCAATAACTGGTCCGCGTTACTATTTTGTAACTGGTTGGAGAAACCATGGCAGGCTTTGACGGCGCAGGTACATACGTCCTCCGGTACTCGTTCGTTGCTGATGCGGCGGCAAATATTAAGATTCTTGCCTCCCGACAGGATCAGCAATGGAACGACATGGCTACGGGATTCAACAACTGCCTCACCAGGGACGGGCAGGGGAAGCCCGCGAACAATATCGACTGGAACAATCACCAGATCACGAATATGGCTGACGGAGCCGACGCTCACTCCGCCGCCACGGTAGGACAGGTCACGGATATCACGGCCCGTGGAGGCGGTGGGGCGAATCCTATCGTGAATCCGCAGTTCCAGATTTGGCAGCGCCCATTCACGAGTGCGGGTCCGCCTGCCTACATCGACGTGCCGGCGGCAGGGGCCTACGTTGCGGACCATTGGTACCTTTACCGGGATGGTGGCACTGGTTCCACGCGAGCCTACGCCATAGATGGGGACGTAGGGAATCCTTTCGGCACCTCCGTTGCCATCAGTCGAGTCGCCGGGGACACCCACACGGAGAACATGAGGTTCCGCCAGGTCATCGAGACTGTAGAGTCGGAGAAGATCACAGGGTTCCAGAACCATGACTGGGGTGGTTCGCACGCCGCGACAGTGTTCTCCTGCTACCTCAAGCGGGGACTGAACCTCCCAACGACCAACATTTACCTGATAATTCACAGCAACGCTACGGAAGACGCGAGTCCTACGAATGCTGGGTGGGTGGCGGAGGTAACAAACGTCATCAGCAGCACTCTGCTCGACACTGTGCAGTACACCCGGTTCGACGTGTCGCTCCAGTCTGACTTCACGAACACACAGAGCGTGATGGTGGAGGTGGTGATTACAGACCCCTCAGCAACGGCGGGGGCGGATGACTCTGTCAGCATCACAGCGTGCAAGATAGACCAGTACGCGAGCGGCGACAACGACGAGCCAAGTCCCTACGCCCCGAATCCCTATGTGATAGACTTCCTGCGATGCCAGCGGTACTATACGGTCCTCGGAGGCGGAGCTATCAACTCGATCCAGTGGGCTGGCGCTTGCTTCGGCGGGCAGACAATGTCCCATCCGATCACCCTACCAGTGCCGATGCTGAAGGCTCCCTCAGCATCGAAGACAGGCACCTTCGCCGTTACGGGCGTTATGCCAGGAGGGTCGCCCGCGATCCTGACAGCGAATAACACGGTGGTTCACCTGCGAAGCAATGGGAACTGCTCCGGAGCGGTCGCCGCCTTCGGCAGCTGGAACGCGAACGACACCGCGGCAGCCGTCGTCCTCCTCGCTGAGTGTGATCACTGATGGATGAAGGTGCAATTGTCATCCTGGCGCAGGTCCAGTTGGGGGCCGCGCTGGCTGACGTATACACTGCAGGGTCGAAGCCAAACCCTTTCGTTGCAAAGGCGTCGGAGCTGTGGATCTGCAACACCGATTCGAGTCCGCGAGCGCTCACCCTGCGGATCGGCACCTCCGGCGCCACCCTTAACACGACGAATTCCCTCTATGAGGCCTGTCAGATGCCCGCCAATGCCACCTGGCGTGTTAACGGAGGTGGTGGCCTCATAGGGGCTATCAATGCGGGGTACAAGCTGCAGGGACTGGCCGACGTGGCTTCGAAGATCACTATTACGCTCTTCGGCTATGAGCAACCCTGATGGCGCAGATCCCTGGATACTGGGAGGAGTACCCGCCCACGGCGGGAGGCGGTGGAGGGGGCACAGGCACTGTCACTAACATTGCCACGTCGAGCCCGATCACAGGCGGGCCGATCACGACGACTGGCACGATTGGCCTCGCGAACAGTGGGGTTGCGAACGGGACCTACGGCGATGCTACCCACGTAGCGCAGTTCACGGTCGATGTTCATGGGCTGCTGACCTTCGCAGGCAACGTTGCCATCGCGGGGGCAGGTACCCCCGGCGGCTCGAATAAGCAGGTACAGTACAACAACGCCGGCGCCTTTGGTGGGGATGCGAACTTCACCTGGGACAGTGGGACTGTCACTCTCACTGTCGGATCGAGCGGCGTCATTTCCCTGGGCTCGAGCGGCGTGCTGAATCTGGCCGCAGGTACCCGCATCCTAGGGGACTTCAGCAACG